AGATGCACTTCCCCAGTCTGATTTGTAATCACGACCTCTTGTTCTAAGTACAGTTCCTGACTGTCCTGTTGTTCCTTGTGTTCCTGCTGTATTTACGCCTGGTAAATTTATACTTACCGAGCCATTAAAACTTACGCCACCAATATTTCTAGCTGTAGCTAAAAGTGTTGCTGTTCCTGCGTTTCCTGTTGTAGAGCCTGATGTTCCTGAAGTATTACCTGTTACATTACCTGAAATATTTCCTGCAAAAGTACCTGACAATACATCTGTACTTGAGTTAAAGGTTAGACCTGATGCTGTTTTTGCTCCTAAAGAACCTGTCGCTGCCGTAACAAATAAAGGAAAACAACTTTGGTCTGATGATTCATCTGCAACTGTAATAGATGCAGGAACATAGTTAGATGCTGCTTTTGCATTTAATTGTGTTTGTATATTTGAAGATACAGTATCTAAATAACCTGCTTCTGTAGAAGTTACTGCTGATACACTAACATCTCCACTACCATCTGATACTAACAGTCTTGATACTGTTAAGTTTGCCATCTTAGAAAAAGCTAAAGCTGCCGAAGCATTTACATCAGCATTAATAATTACGCCACTTCCTATAGCTGCTGTACCTGTTGTACCTATAGATATATCACCTGATATAACGACAGGATTAAAATTCGTTCCATCAGCTATTAAAGCTGCACCACTGGTGTTAGTTCCCATAGTCAGATCATCGCCTGTTATGGTTAAATCGCCACCTATAGTAGCATTGGCTGAAGTAGTTAATGTTCCTGAAGATGTTAAGCTTGTTGCTGTAACTGCTGGTAAGTTAGCTGCAATGTTTGACAATGTAACGCCAAGACTAGAGCCATCGTAAGCTATTGCAAAAACAGATGCACTGTTAGGGGTTGTTGTTGCCGTTAAATCACTAAATTTTTGTGTTGCCATTTATTGTATATTCCATGTTGTGGTTGCTGTTGCTGGTACATCTTGCCAGTCATCAGGAGCTATTACTACTGCCCCTTCTTGTTGAAAAACTAATTCATTTTCTGTTACCAATAAATCTAAATTATTTTCTGTTTCAAAATAACCAGTAGATGTATTAGCAACTATAGTCCAGGTAGTCATTAATATAATCCGTAATCAATTCTTGTTACTGGTGCTGTGCCAGAATGTCTATCTCTTTCGTTTGAAGTTATTATGTCTTGTTTTGCTCTGTCGTAAAATCCAGACCAAGTTTGTATTCTTTTATCGTTTTGTAAATAAGGCTCTGCTTCAACTAACGCTCCGTATAAATAAACATCAGGGTGATGAGTAAGCATATCGTTTGTTGTATTTGAATCTGATAAAGCTGCGAATGTTTTGTAATAAGATATTTCTATTTCGTAAACCCCATCAGGCAAAGGTCTAAGCTGTATAGTGTTGCCTTTTATTGAATAGGCTTTAGGCATACCTGTGCTACTTCCAGCATTAAGTCTGTCCATAATTTCAGGCGTTAAATATTCTAATGAAGTTTTAGGATCAGAATTTAATTTAATATTACGCATAGCTATATAATCATCAGGTAGAGAATAATACTCTGTTCCTGAAATTGTATTAGCTGTTACTCTAGTTTCCATTCTTCTGATCTTAAAATCTCTTTTATGCCTTGTTTCAGCTAAAGCAATAAAGTCAGGGATAACATCAGTTAAATCACTTCTATCTAGCCAAGAAGCTATAGATGTTTTTAGTTCTGCATATGTTGATATTGCCATTATGTCCTCATTTATTTAAATTTGGGTTTATTCCTTTTGTTTTTTGGTGCTCTAATTTTATTTCTTTCGTCTGCAAATTTCATTATAATCATAGGAGCTAATGCAGATCTTCCCAATAATCCAAGAGGAATGTTGTCAAAATCTTTTAAAGAACCTTTTGTTTTTGGTGTTCTATCTTTTTTAAATTGATATCTTGGCATTAGATTATCCTCTTAGTTGTTTTTAAATATCTATAGTCAGGGCTATTTAATAATTTCCTAACTGCTGGTGCATGATTCTTATCATATAAATCTACACCAAATTTGTTCTTCCATTCATAATAAATTGTAACAGGAATCCTAGCAGATAATCGAAGTTCATCTTTTATATGATGGTCTTCTTGTTGCAATCTTTTGTTTTGGTCGAGTAGCTTTGTTAAGTCTTCCGACTTATGTTGTATAGCTCCAGTGCCATCAGCAGAATGAAAATGAAATGTTTGTCCATCTCCTAATCTTCTACTCATTACTCACTAAGCTCCTCAATGTAAACTTTCGGTGAACCTGAAGCTGCAATACAAGACATCTTGTCAGCATTGTCTATCTTAAACACTTTAGGTTCATTTGCTACCAAGCGTATGCCAGTAGTTACTGCCGAAGTAGAAGCCTTGCCAAAATCAACAAATACTTCTGTAGTATTAGAAGTAACCCTTACATAGGTAACTCCCGCACTAAAAGCATCTGTTCTGTTTGTGCCTGTTTGAGTTACAGTAATCGTGTGATTCTTTATAACTCGTTGTCCAAAACTCCAATTACTCATTCACTTAACTCCTCAATGAATACACTAGCTGTTCCACTTGCAATTATAGCTGCAAGTTTATCAGCATTGTCTATTTTTAATGTTTTAGGTTCATTTGCTACCAAACGGATTCCATTAGCTACAGTAGCAGTTGGAGATTTAGCAATATCAATAAATACTTCTGTAGCAGAAGATGTAACTCTTATGTATTCAACGCCAACACTAAATGCTGCTGTTAATTGTGAACCAGTATTTACTGTTCTTGTTAAGTTTTTTACAACTTGTTGTCCATAGCTCCAACTGCTCATTGTTATCTCCTAATCCAAAATGTTATTTCAGCTAGTACAGCATTTGTAGATGCACCACTAGTAATCATTTCGATTGTTCCACCTTCTTCAACAACATTTAATGCTGTAGGTTCAGATGAAAAAGTAGTTCCGTTTACTGAGCTAGTATGTGTGAATGAAATCCCACCACCAGTTACAACAACACCACCAATCTCAAAAGATAATACAGCAGGTGCTGTAGCAATAGTTCCTCTACCCATAGCTGTGATCTTTATAATTCTTCCACCATCTGGAACAACTACAAAAGAACTAGCAGCCGTAGAAAGTGTAGCTATTTCGCCTTTTAAAAAATAATCATTTAATGTTCTCATTAAATATTCTCCGTATTAATAACCCTCGTTCCGAAGCGATACTGTTCTTCAAGGTCATCATTAATGTATCTGGGTGGGTGGGGAAAAACATTGGAGTGTAAAACCCCACCCTATAACTAACTGTGAGGAAAGTTAAATTATGCTGTTGTGCAGTCAGCAATTTTAGCTGAAGCTTTTTCGTTTTTAGAAACGAGAGTATACTCAACTATTAATTGTTTAACTTCACTGTCACCAGTTTTTGCTAAGTCTTGAACTGTGAAAGGTCTTAACATAGCAGTATGCCACATTTCTGTGTCCACTATCATAGTTGTCCTTCCAGAACTTCTCAAGATTCTATCAGCTACTACTCTAACTTCACCGAAGTCAGAAACATAAACATCGATAGTCGCAACTAAGCTTTTATCTTCTGCCATGTCCATACGAGTAGAGTTTCCAGTGAAACCCGATACTTTTTGTTTGTTGAATGAACCAACTAACAATAGGTCAGGATTACCACCTTCATCGTAACAAGCTTTAAGATTTGATTTAACTAATGCTTCAGTTAAAACTCTTTGAGTCCCATCTGTAACTGCACCCGTTGAACCATTTGTAGCACCACCAGCTCCATGAGAGTCGTTAGTAACACACCAAGCTTCGTATCCTCTAAGTCTACGACCTGTGCCTGATGAACCAACAGTTGCAACATTAACACCTGTTAAGTCAAACTCCATATCTCTTTTTAGTTCTTTACCAGCTTTAGCTATTTGATAAGCCATCTCTGATGTCATTCCAGCTTTGTTAATTACTTCTTGAGTACCAGTAACTACAACAGGTTTCGTAGAAATCTGAGAATAGTTAAGTAATTTAGAAGTAGCTACTAAAGCCCTTGAAGGAACATTATCGCCCTCCATTACAACATTGGTAGCTGCTGCCGCCAACGCATCTGTTTGCCATTCATGTAGTGTAGAGGAAGCTGAACCAGTTCCAATAGAAGACATAAATGGAGTGTCTGTTGGTGAGATGTTATAAATAACATTCGCCAAGTCTTCTCTTCTGTCAGCAGAATCGAAGGTTTCATACGCATTTGTATAAATTGCCATTTTTGATTACCTTTATAAAAAAGTTATAGTATTAGACTATTTGGTCATAAGACTTTCAATAAGGCTTGAAGCATCATTGATATGTCCTGACTTCCTTAGTCTTGCTCTTTGTGCTTTAACTTTATCACCAGAGATTTCACCTTTAGATGCTGGAGAACCAGGTCTAGTAACTTTAGGTACAACTTTAGTTTTCTTTCCAGAAATCTTAGCTGCTAAAAGATTTTCATACAACATAGCTTTGTGTAGAACATCTACAGACCTTGCATCAATTAAGCTACTAACTTCCTGTTCGGTAAATCCTTTTTTAACTGCAAAACTTTTTATATTTTGTTTAAGTTTTGGGCCTTTATCAGGATCAGTCCATTCAGGTAGTCTTTGAACCATAATTTCTTGCTGTCTGCCAAGTTCTTCTTGCCACTTAGCTTGATTTTCTTGTTGTGATTTAAGCTGAAGGTCTTTCTGTTCATCTTCAACTGTTCTTTTATTTTCCTGAAGTTCTCTATATTGATCTCTTTTCAACATATATTCAGTTGGGTCTTCTTCCTTGAGTTGTGTCCAATCAGTTTTTGCAAGTTCATTTATTTTAGAATCTGCCTGAGTGTTAAATTGTTCAAGTTGTGATAAGTAACGCTGTCTTTCTTGTTGAGTGGCTGCTAATTCTGAATCAGCTTTTTGCCTTTGTTCGGACAATACTTGACTTTTTCTTGTGTAATCAGCTTGTCTACTGTAACCAGCTAAAAGTTCTTCCTGGGTGACTTGAACATCTTTACCATCAACTTTGACAGTGTATGTATCAAGTTCCTCGTTTCCTTCTACTTGGTCTTGGTCTACTAAGTCTTCAGCAGATAATCCATCAGGATTACTTGCTTCAACTTCAACTGATTCGGACTCCGTGTCCTGTGTAGAAACTTCTTCCGTTGTTTCTATTTCTTCTTGGTCTTCTGAACTTTGCTCACTTGGAGTGCCCATCATACCTTGAAGTGCTTCCTGAGCCGATCTCACATCTGTAACAGGTGTGCCACCGAACTTAGAATCTTGTGTAGGGATATCATCTTTTGCCATGATTATTTACCTCCCCTTAATTCATTTTCAACTATTTTGCCATTTTCCATTGTATTTACAAGTACATTTTGTGCTGTAAGTACACCTCGAAGTGAAAAATATAAAGATTCTCTTTTACCAGATTCTTCCATTTCTGTTCTAATCCATTGTTGAAAAATATCATTTTGGATTACTTCATAAGATTTTATTAATAAAGGATCTTTAAGTAACCTTTCGGCATCTTGCCCTTCTTTAATTTGATTATCTTTGTCTACCATTGTCTTCTCCTATTTGGTTGATTCTATCCACAAAGTCTGTGGTTATAGTTTTTCTCCCATTAAGATAACCTTGAATATCATTCCTAGGAATAGATGTTTTCAAGCATACCTCGTTTATTGAAAGTCGATATTTCAACATTAGTTGTTGTAATTCTGTTTTTGTTAGTTCTGACTTTATATCAAATTTAGACAAATTATCCCTTCTTCTTCTTTTTGTTTTTAGGAAAACCAGCTTTCATATTTGCATATGCTGTGTCTGTTATAGTAGATTTTTTCTTACTTCTACTTGTACCTGCTTTCTTCCTTTTATTTATGTTTGCGTATAATCCAGTCTTAG